CGTATAAGAGCCAAGGGTGCTGCCATTGATAAAAAAGGCACTAACGCATACATAGTTGCACAAGTTGAATTTTACGAAATTAAAAAAGAGCAATGTGAAAATCCTAACAATCCACAAGAAATCGAAGATTTATTGGCTAATGAAGCCGCGGAGTTCGGTGTTTCTTTAGAAGTTTTCAAAGGACATGTTATTCAGAAATACAACGAAGCAAAAACAAAGTATCAATTGTTTATGAGAATGATTGAGCGATGTAGAACAAAAATTCAAACGCTTATTGAAACTGGTGATTTTGAAAGCGCTGACATCGCTTTTAATTTGGTTTCAACACTTCAAAATGTAGACCAAGCACAAACTATAATGGAAGAAATTTTAGCACTATGATAAACAAATTCAAAACACTAAACACCACTTTCGGAATGTTGTTTTTCTTCATTCCGTTAATTCTAATTATAGTAAATCAAGAAGTACGCCAAAGCATAAGCAATTACGCATATAGCCAGTACAACTATTGGTTTTACTGTTTGATAAGCCTTTCGGGTTTTTTATTTGTTGTTAATGGTTGGTTAGATGCTTCGAGAAGATACAACATAATTTTAGGAGTTTCTTTAATTGGGGTGGCACTCACTCCACACAAAAATTTTCCAATAACGCATTACTTATGTGCCGCTACTTTCTTTTTAGGAAGTGTGTATGTAATGATTACTTTCAGCTCGGCAAAGCAACGCTTTTATAAAATTATCGCGGGAATAGTAATTGTAACGGCATTGTGTTTTTCTCTAGTAACAAAAAGCATTTCACTTTTTATTGCCGAATGGATAGGAATGTTACCCATTTCAATTCACTATGTTTTAGAAGCACAAAATAAAATTGATTAATCAAATACCACAGCTTATGAATAACTCTACTTAACACTAAATCATTGAGTCATGAAAACAATTCAAATTTTAATACCAACCAATGCCATGATACGAAAACCATTATGCGACATTATGTTAATCGCAGACAACCACCCTACTTTTCTTGAAAAAGTAAAATATTTCATTACAATAATTTCTGCGTTTGCACCAGTAGCATATATTCTTGACGGAGTAAGCTCGTGGTTTGTAGATAATCATCAATTTGCAACATTTGTGATAATAGCTATTCTGTGCAATATAGGAATAGGCTGGAGATTTCACTCAAAAATGAAGTCTTTTTCATGGGAAGAATTTATAAAGAAAAATACATTAATGATTGGAGTTTTAATTGTTTCATACATCATGTTGGAACAACTTAGAATTACTGTAGGACCTGGCATTATAGGTGATGGTTTGAAAGTCGTTATTCAAGTTTCTACACTTCTTTATCCAACTTCAAAAGCACTTAAAAACCTATACATTTTATCAAATAATCAATTTCCTCCAGCTTTCATCATGGAGAGGCTTTACAATTTTGAGAAAACAGGAAACCTAAAAGATTTATTCCCAGAACAAGATAAACCAGAATAAGATGATCACAACAAAACAAGCAACTGCGGTTTATGGAAAACCTACTCAGCAAGGAGGATATTTAACAACAATAAAATTACCTTATCCAATGCGTCTAGCTTGGGATAAAAAGACAAAAGTAAACACCATGCGTTGTCACAAATTAGTGGCTGATGAATTTCTTAATGTTTTTAACGACTTATTAGCGCATTATGGCTACGAGAAGATTGTAGAGCTTGGAATTGATTTGTTTGGCGGGTGTTTTAATTTTAGAGCTATGCGTGGAGGTTCTGATTACTCTCGCCATTCATGGGGAATCGCTATAGATTTAGACCCAGAAAGAAATTTACTTCATGAAACTTCTACAACAGCTCGATTTGCAAGACAAGAGTATAAAGCTATGATAGATATATTCTATAAACGAGGATTCATTTCATTAGGAAGAGAGAAAAACTATGACTGGATGCACTTTGAAATAAAAGAATAAATCATGAAAGACGCAGACAAAACACACGAAGAGCTTATAAATCCAATTTATATGCGTGAGATTCAGACTGAAAAGCAGTTTGTTGAAAGATGTAATTGTGCTGCCATTGAAGATTTAGAATCTGATTTACGAGTATTCATGGATGCTGAAATGTATGAAGAATGTTCGATTATAAGAGATATTTTAACTAAAAAAAGAAAGAAATCATGCAAATAGATTTAATAAAAATTGGAGAGAGGGCAATGAAAATATTGCCATGGGTGATAGTTCTTGTCTTAGCGTCAATGCTTTTTACGGAATGTGATGATAATAAAGTTTTGGAAAAAAATTTGAAATATCAAACAACGGCGACAACATACTACAAAAATAAACTTGGTAGTGTTTCTGCTTCAAATGAAGCGTTACAGTACACGAAAAAGCAATTAAAAGAAAATTTACTACAAAAGGATGATTCTTTAAAAAAACTAGCGTCTGAATTTGCCAAAGTAAAATCAATTGTAAAGTGGAAAACTAAAACCGAAATCGATTCTATTCTGGTCCCATTCGAAGTAAAAGCTCCGTGTGATTTTGAGAGATCTGGGATAACTCAAAATAAGTGGTATGAATTTAATTGGAAAGCAAATCAAGATGGATTTAAAGTGTCTGATTTTAAAACTTTCAACGAAACTACTGTAATCACCGGAATGAAAAGAAAATGGTTCTGGGGACCGCAAACAATAACTACAGACATTACTAACACGAGTCCGTATTATAAGCTTCCAGAAAACCTACAATCAATAGAGACTAAGGAAGAAGTAAAATGGTATCAATCCACATTATTTAAGTTTGGATTAGGAGCAATTGCGGGTTATTTAATAACCAAGTAATATTTTTTTAGGGAAAAGGATATAATTATTACATCAAACATCATGAAAGGACTACACGATTACATCATAGAAGTAAAAAACAAGTTCAACGAAACCTTTAAAACTGAAGGTGGAGCAGAATTGTATTTGGACCAGCGATTTTCGGCTGAGAAGTTAGCAAATAGAATAGCCAAAGTGGTTAGTTGTCCGCTTTTAAAAGAAAGTGAGTTACAACCTGGATATGAGGTATTGATTGATCCAACTATTTTTTTTCAGCAGAAGTATGAAAAACACTCCATGAATGATAATGGTTATTTGAAAGATGCTGAAAAAGGGTGGTATAAAATTCCTTCTGAAATGATTGTTTGTTACAGAGAAACCGAAAACGATTCATGGAAGGGACATGCTGAGAATTTGTTGGTAGAATTTGTAAAAGAGGAAATAAAAACGCCCAAAATGAAATCTACATTAATTATCACAGAATCAAAACCAAAAGAATTCACTAAGGGAATTGCCAGAGTAAAACACGCTAACAAAACCCTGATTGAAGACGAGAAAATAAAAGAAGGGGATATGATAGCGATTAAACATGAAGTAGGTATTCCTTTCTACCTAGCAAAAACATTGTATTGGATTCGAAATCGGGATGTGTTGGCAGTAATAACTAAAAATTAAGATCATGCAAGACGGAAATGAAGTTAAAAAATACAGAAAAGAAAAAACATTAGAGCTTGTTGAAAAATACAAAGACTTAATCGATAAAACTTTTGAAATTTTAGATAAAGACTTGTTGCAAAACAAGATTGATAGTGCGGATTCTGGCAATGAAGGTGGCAAAGAAACTGAAGAAAAATATCTTGAATCCATAAAAAAGAGAAGAATGTCGCTTGATGAAGTAGATGTTATGCTTGACAAGATAGAAAAATTGGAAGGCACTTTATTTAACAACAACCAAGATGGCGATGAAATCCAAACGACAACCTCATCAAATCCAACAAAAAGGTTTGCTAGAAAAGAACAAAAATGATATACTACTTAGGAGATAAAGAAGAAAGCGTTGTTGACAAAAATGTGCGATTAGCTAAAAACAAAGCTAAGTCGTGGAAGTATGGCTACAATGAATCTATCGACACAGTTATTATCTCTAAAGATGGTACTCTTGGCGAAATTTATACTCTAAGCGGTATTAAAATAGGATTTCCGGAGAAACCAGCCGACAAAGAAATCGCCAATCATGGTAAAACGGCTCGAAACCAAAAATGGGTTAGAGAAGAGTTGCCTAAAGGTCTGAATATAGACACAATGAATGAATCTCGATTTGCGGACTATATAGAACGTGAATTCGAAAGAAGAGATAAAGGGCATTGGATTTACATTAACGGCAAGTTAGTGTATATGACCGGCACATACTATTACGGAATACAATGGGTTAGAGAAGCAACCGATTATCCAGATTTCAGACAGATTCAAAATGAGTTAATGATTTTCTGGGAAGCATGTAAGGCTGACGAAAGATGTTTCGGGATGCAATATGTGAAAAACAGACGTATTGGAGCATCATTCTTAGCAATAGTAGAATTATTGGAAGCCGGAACCATTAATGAAGACAAATTATTAGGAATAGTTTCTAAAAAAGGAGCCGATTCCAAGAAAATATTCAATAGGTTAATCAAAGGATTCAAAAGACTGCCATGTTTCTTTCAGCCATTATGGGATGGTACTACAACTCCTAAAAAAGAATTAATACTTGACGTTCCGACCAAAAGAAGAGCTAAAAATGAAGTAATCAGTGATGAAGGACTTGGTTCAGAAATCTCATGGCATAATACTGAGATTAATGCGATGGATGGAGACGCTATATTCCGTTCTCTTTTGGATGAATCTGGAAAATACCCGAAAGAAGTTCCGTTTGACGAATATTGGTACATTGTAAAGACCTCACACCTTAAAGGAGTAAAGATTACCGGTAAATCAATGGTGGTTTCCACTGTAAACGCGAAAAGCAAAGGTGGAGCCGGATATGAAACTGTTTGGAATGATAGTGATGTGACTGTACGCGATGGAAATGGTGAAACAAAATCAGGATTGTATCGAATATTTATACCAGCAGAACTTTGTTTGGAAGGTATGTTTGATGAATTCGGATTTACCGTTGTTGAAGATCCAATTGTTCTTGTGAAATGTGATGATGGGAAAACAAAATCTTTCGGCTCAAAAACATACTTAAAAAATAAAGCAGAGTCACTTAAAAATGACCCAGAAAAACTAAACGAACATAAACGTCAGTTTCCAGATACTATTCGTGATGCTTTCCGCGACGAATCTGGAGAGTGTGCCTTTAATCAAATGAAGATTTTAGAGCAACAAGACCATAATGAATTTGATTTACACGATGATAAATATGGAAACGATGAAGTAGAAAGAGGTAATTTCTCATGGGTTGATGGTATTCAAGATACTACGGTTAAATGGAATCCTGATCCTGAAAATGGCAGATTTTGGCTGTGTAAAAACTATCACCCTCCAGTAGATATGAGGAATATCCGTGAAATGAAAATGATTAACGGAGTCCTGGCTTTTGCCCCAGCAAACGAACATATCGGATGTTTTGGAGTCGATCCATATAACAGAAGTAAGACGGTAGATAGTAGAGGATCAAAAGGTTCAATCCATTTAAGTACAAAATACAACGCTGCTGGATTTCCAAACAACGCTTTCATTTTGGAATACATAGACAGACCAGCTACAGTAGAATTATTCTTTGAAGACGTACTTATGGCTATGGTTTATTTTAGTATTCCAATGCTTGCTGAGTTATCAAATGAGAAGTTTTTGTCAATGATTAAAGATAGAGGTTATCGTCATTTCTCATTAAATAATCCGTTTAAAGCATACAAGGATTTATCGGACACCGAAAGAAAACTAGGAGGTGTGCCACCGCAAGATGCTAAAATTGGTGAGCAACAATTTTTTGCAACAGAAAGTTATATCCAAGACCATGTTGGTATCGCTCGTGATGGTTCGAAACGACCTGAAGGAGAAATGGGGTATATGCCATTCAATAGAACACTGGCTCAATGGAAAGAAGTTGACCCGACAAACAGAACGAAATTCGATGCTTACATTAGTTCAAGTCTTTCATTATTAGGGAATCAGAAAAAATTAAAACCGGTAGAAGAATCAAAACCAATAGAATTATCAGCCGTTTTCGGAAGCTATGATAATAGTGGTAATTATTCTAAAGCCTTATGATGTAAATAATTATATCAATGATGTAATTTTATTATATATTTGTTGTTAAATTTTCAGTTTAAAAATACTGCCTTATGACGATGATAAAATCAGTACAGGGAAATCCCGATACATTTGCCACTTTTGACGAAAAAAAGTCAGATGCTTACGGATTAAAAATCGGCCAACTTATAGGTTCCGAATGGTTTAATGGTGGTTTAATCTCCAGTGGTTGTGAATTTTTAAACAGAAGAGAATACGTCAGAAACAAACGATTATTTGTTCGTGGCGAGCAAGATACCACTCAATATAAAACACATCAAAGTAGAGGGAGTAATGATCTTGATTTTTTTAATGTCGATTGGACTAATATCAATCTTGTTGAAAAATTTTGTAGAATTGTTTCAAATAATATTTCCGATGAAAATTACAGATTGGATATTAGAGCTACAGATAAACTTACTGTAAAACTAAAAGAAGATAAAAAGGACCAGTATCGTAAAGATATTGCATCAATGCCGATGCTTAAAAATGCTAAACAGGCATTAGGTATAGATTTAATGCCGAAAGGTTTTATGCCGGAAGATGAAGAAGAAATGCGTTTGTTTTTAGAGATTAAAGACCGTCCTAAAGTAGAAATTTGCGAAGAGGTGTTAATCAACTACATCAAAAACACGAATGAATGGAAATTCATTGAAGGTCAAAACAACATCAATCTTGTAGATTTAGGATTAGCAGGAGTTCAAGTTTATACTGATAAAAACGACGGAATAAAACTTAGATACATCGATCCTGAGCATTATGTTCACAGCTATGTAAATAGAAATGATTTTGCCGACAAATATTACGAAGGATTTGTAGACTCAATTACAATTTCTGATTTAAGAAGGGAATCTGACTTCACTATTGAACAACTTCGTGAAATTGCTAAAACATATTCACTTTCAAATAATTCACCAACAATTGATTATGAGAAATGTGCGATTGACTCTATTATAGACCACAAAGTAGACGTTCTTAGATTCGCTTGGAAAACCACTAAAACTTTAGTTTACAAAACAAAACTCAGAAACGGAAAAGTTGTAAAAGCCACTAGAAAAAATGAATTATTCCAAGCGCCAAATAGAAGCGATGTAGGCCGTCTTGAAAAAACACTTGACACTTGGTTCGAAGGCAATCACGTTATTGGAACCAATGCTATTTACGGATATAGAGAATGTGAAAACTTAACTCGTGACGTAATGAATAAAGCAATGTCTCCATTCATATTCAGAGCTACAAATATCTACGAAAACAGACCTCAATCATTCCTTACAAAAATAGAGCCAATTGCAAATCAAATGCAAAACGCAGCATTAAAACTTCAGAACTTCATTGCGGAACTTCGTGGTGATATTGTAGAAATTGATGTTGATATGCTTGCTGAATTAGATAATGGTAAAGGAGGTTCAAAAAAACAAGTTTGGCAAACGGCCATGTCTTTATTGAATGTAAAAAACATTGTCTTCCGAAAAAGAGTTGATATGGGAGAGCTTGGAATAAAAGAGAGCCGAGCTGTAACCGTAAGCCCTTCTGGAAGTGGAGGCCATATAGCTCAATTATTAAACGCTTGGGCCTTCTATTACAATTTAATTAGAGATATTACCGGAGTTAATCCGGCTGCCGACGGTTCGCTTCCTGCGGATGCTTTGTTAGGAGTAAACCAAATGAATCAATTAGCGTTCAATACTGCTACAAAACATATTGTTGAATCTGCAGTAGAATTGAATAGAAAAATATGTGAAGTTATTTCTACTAGAATACATGCCGTATTCAATGATCCAAAAGCTAAACATATCAAAGAAATTTATACAAGCGTAGTTGGTAAGCATTTTATTGATGCTTTAGAAGTTTTAAAAGACAGACACCTTCACGAATTTGGATTTACTTTCGAAATGCTCCCTACAAATCAGGAGCTTCAGGAATTCAATGAAACATTGAATTTAGCAATGCAAGAAGGTACTATTAATCCAGAAGTTGTTATTGAAGCAAAAAGAATTGCTAAGGTCAATGTAAAACTAGCTATGGAATACTTAATGTACCATAGACGAAAAATGATTAAACAACGCCAGGAAGAGCAAATGATGCTATCAAAAGATAAAAGCCAAAATGATTCAATGGCTGCACAAGCTAAAGTCAAAGCAGAAGTTGATGGATATGCTGCTAAAAAACAAGCTGATTTAGAGTACGCCAGAGGTTTAGCTGAAATTGATATTATGAAAGCTAAGAAGCTAAAAGAAATAAACGCTCCATTCGAAGATGCTGATTTCAAAAAGAAAGCTCATTTAGAAGAAATAAAAACAAATGGAAAGTTTGCTCTGGAAGATTACAAAGAAGGCAGAAAAGACGATAGACAAAATCTAAAAGACACAAACGAATCAAAGAAAATCAAGCAACGTCAAGAAAACGGCGATCCAATTGATTTCGAGGAAGATTACGATTTTGACGACATACTTAACGAGCAATAAACTAGAAAGCCTGATTAATTTCAGGCTTTTTTTATAACATAAAGTTAGAAATACATCAAAAAGATATAAAAATTACATCAAAAATTTGTTTATGATAGAATTTTTCAATTACATTTGTATCTATAATCGATAAATTCTATTATTATGGCTTTCGGGGAAGAATTTTTAGCAGACCAAACAGTACCACAAACCACTGATACTACACAAACTACTACTGAGACACAATCAGCTAGTACCGAACAATCAACTGAAGCGACCACCTCGACTGAGACTGCTGCAACTGAAACGACAACTACAGAAGCTCAGGCTTCAACCGATACAACACAACAAACTCAAACTACTGAAACTGCTAACGCAGCCGAAGTTCCTGCTGGATTAAGTCCAGCTCAAATCTTAGAATACTTCGCTGCAAACGGTAGAACCGTTGAAGCTGTTGAAGATTTATTCAAAGAAAAAGAAGTTGTAAAAGAAGTGAATCCGTATGAAGGAGTACTGGATGATGAAGATAAACAGTATTTAGATTTCAAAAAAGAAACAGGCCGTGGCCGTAAAGAATTTGAATTCTTAAACCAAGATGTTGATAAAATGAATCCTATTGATTTAGCGAAAGCTCAAATTTTAAAGGAAACTGGATTAACACTATCTACCGAAAAAGCAATTGAATACCTAGAAGATAAATTTGATATTGATTTACAAACTGAGGAATTAAGTACTAAGGCACAAATCGAATTAAACAAATTTATCAAACCGGTAAAAGACGAATACAGCTCATTAAAAGAGCAATACAAAAAACCAATTGAAAAGCCTCAGTCACAGCCACAAGAAGAAATGGTAACCCTTACCGATGGCTCTCTTATGAAAAAAGCTGAGTATGACCAATTAGTAATTAATCATCAAAAACATATTGAAGCTTCTAAGGCCTCGGTGAACAGCGTTACCGAAGCTAGTTTCAAGATGATGATTGATGATAATGGAACGGAGAAGGAAGTATCGTATGGTTACGAATATTCACCAGAAGACAAGCAGAAAATGTTGTCAATCGTAAGTGATGTTGACGCAACCATGGAAAGCCGATACCGTTCTGAGCAGGGATTTAACCACAAACAATTCGCAGAGGATTTATTTTGGAGCGATCCAGCAAACAGGGGAAAGGCAATACCTTCAATGTTAGCTAAGGCGAGAGCTGAGGCTATAGCTGAGGTAATGCAAATACAGAACAACACGAACTTTGAAAGAAATTCTTTGCCCGGTCAAAAGGCAGGAGAAGGACAAAGAATAGTTTCTATTGGTCAAACTAACAACGGATTTGGGTTTGGAGAACAATTTAAGTAAAAACTTTAAAACCTAGAACAAATGGCTTTTGATTTAAGAACCAACAACCTCTCCGGTATTGCGATTATTGACCAACCCGGAGGTGTAGCGGCGACACAAGAGAATTTTATCTCTACTTACGATTACGCTACACAATATCAACCAGAATTAGTACCTCAATTGCATTACGCAAACGGATTGGGGAGAATTACTGAATTCTTAAAATTCGCTTCAAAAGAAGACTCGTATGCTTCTGACCAAGTAGAACACATGGAATTACGCAGATTACACAACATTTTGAAAAATGTAGCTGTAGTAGGCGCGACATTTACTTCTCCAACAGCTCACAATTTGAGAGCAGGGGATGTTATTAAAATTTCTGATGGAGTTATCGAAGCGCAAGCTGAAGTAGCATCTATTACTTCTGCAACTGTTTTCGTTGTAACTAACGATTTAGGTGCTGGAGCTTTTGGTTTCGCAGGAAACGTAGATGTTATGGCCGATTTCTCTAGTAGATTCCAAAAAGGATCTGATCCTTTCGCTACTGGTAAAAACTGGAACCCAACACCTAAGTACAATTACACTCACATCATCAAGGAAACTTATGATATTTCTGAGAGTAATATGGCACACAAAAATTGGGTAATGACTCCTTTTGGCCCGCGTTGGTTTAACGCTGAAATGGAGCGTACAGGAACTTTATTCGATAATAAAGCTGAATTAACTACAATTCTACACAATAGAGTTGCTGCTGGGTCTGCTTCTGCAGTTGCAGGAAAAGCACTTGGTATGAAAGGAGTTGTACAGCAAATCGAAGAAGATGGAAACGTAATCAATGATTACATTACTACTGTAGACAACCTTTCTGCAATTGCGTTCCGCGCAAAACAACAAGGAAACTGTCGTGAATTTACTGTATGGGCTGACCACAAACAAATGGCTTACTTCCGCGTATTATGTGCTGGGGTTAATGCTTCTTTTGTGAACGGCGCACACTACGGAATTTTTAGCAACTCAAAAGATATGGCATTGAAATTAGATTTCTCTTCTATCTTGGTTGATGGTGTTACTTTCCACTTCACGCCTTGGAGATTATTAGATGATCCTACAATGTTAGGTTCGACTAAATTCTTATTGACTGCGCCAGCTTTCATCATCTTACCAACAGGTATGACAGATGTTTATGAAAACGGAAACGCTGCGTCTAAACCATACTTATCATTACGTTACAGACGTGACGGTAATGTAGATAGAAAACGTCAAGTTAAAATTTTCGGTTTAGGTGGTACTCCACAAAAAGCGGATAAAATGACTGCGAATTTCTTATCTGAAATGACCAATCAGTTAATTGGAGCTAACTGCTACTTCGTAGGACGTAGAGGCGCTGCATATTACACTGCATAATAATTAACAAAAGGGAGAGCGAAAAATCTCTCCCTTTTTTTTATTCACTTAAAAAAAATAACAAAATGGCAAAAGGGAATATCTATCGCCTCAAAAACGGAAAAACTCCTAATTCATGGAGTTTAAAACAAAATGAAGTTGGTATTAATGTAGAAGGCCAAGGCTTTAAATTCATTAATTACTTTCCTGGTTCAAACTCTATTTTTGTTGACGACAACGAAAAAAGAAAAACCGAAGATGTTGTATTTGAATTTAATGACGATAACGCTACAGAACTTGTTGTTCCTGTAGAAAATGTATTGTTAAACAAGTACCTTCAAGCCCACCCCCACTTCAATGTGCATTTCGAATTATTCAGTGAAGAAATTTCTGCTGAAAGAATTTTGGCTGATTTCGAGAAAAAAGAAGAAGCTTTAATGGCTATTAAAGAAACTGACGACCTTAAAATCCAAGCAACAGCTATGGCAATTAATGGAATGGAATCTTTTGGCTGGGAAGCTTTAAAATGTAAAGCTTGGTTAAAAGAAAAAGCATTAACTGATCCTGACGCTATTCTTTCTAAAATCAACGCTCCAGGTTACGAAAGTCGTTATGTAGCAGCTTTAGCTTTCTACAGCGGAATCGTTAAAGAAGATTTTCATAAAACAAAAGTTACATGGAATGATGCTATTGAAGGAGTTATTTTGCATTTAGCAAAAGGAGAAAACGGAATCATCAAGTTAGGAGAAATGCTTTCTGTTAACGATAACGAATCAAGACTTGTTTTACAAGAAATTGGAAAAAGAGTTGATTCAAGCGTAGCTACAAAAGCAAAACCTGAAGTAAAAACAGATAATTCAGCTCTTGCAGCGAAAGACGCAGAAATCGAAGCATTAAAAGCACAAATAGCAGCACAAGCTAATCCTGCTCCAGTTGAAGACACTGCAAAATTAGTCACTGAAGAAAAAACAGATACGGTAGGTGGCCCAGCCGTGGAGCCTACCATTGAAGAACTACATGCCGCATACGTTGAAAAGTTCAAAAAAGAAGTGCCTCCAAATATGAAAAACAATTTGGAATGGCTAAAAGAAAAGACTAAAAACTAAAAATACCATTTTCGTTTTGGTGCGAACTTTTCCCGAAGCTCGAAGAAAAACCCTCTTAATTGAGGGTTTTTTGTTTATAGTATAATAGTTATATCTATTTGATGTAAAAAAATACTCAAAAATTACATCGATTGTGTTTTATTTATATCTTTGTTACTATCAAATAATTATAGTCATGGTAAGTATTGATTTAGTTTATAAAACCTGCTTAGTATTAGCCAATTCGGACATTCGCGGTAACGTAACTCCTGCGGATTTAAGATTGATTATAAACAACGTGGTAAATGAAATTTACGAAGAGTATTTGTTCGTAGTAAATCAAATGACTAATCGTGAGAATAGAGGTTTGATGAATGGTGGTTTAGAGAACATGCCGGATAAGATTCGCGAAAAAATTCAATATTTCCTTCAAGACGCACCAGCAACATTTGTTACTACATTATTCCAATTGCCTTCGGATTTAAGATATTTTGATAGTGTTTATTTTAACGACACAACTGAAATCAAACCGACAAAAAACGCTAGAGAATTTAAGTTAGTTGGAAATTTTGTTCACACAAAACCTACTGAGGAATATCCTATATACTTAAAGCAAGGAACCACTATTAAAGTATTACCTACAACTATTCAAGATAATGTGACTGTTTTTTATTTAAGAAATCCACTTATCGCAAAATGGACTTACACGGTTGTGTCTGGAGCAGAATTATTCAATCCTTCTGCTTTAGATTTTCAAGACATTGACTTACACCCAAGCGAGGAGGTTAATGTTATTTTAAGAACGCTACACAAATTCGGTATTAATCTTAAAGAACAAGAAATTGTGGCTATTACTCAGAACATGAAAACACAAGATTTTAACCAAGATAACGCTAGTTAATTATGGCTATTGTAACTCCAGAAGCATATTATTCAGACGAAGATAACCATGGCAATTACCAATGGGTCACACTGAAAGACATTATCGATGCGCTAGAAATGGAAGCATTGGACGATGATAGTTATTTAAAAAACACGGACCGGTTCCGCTTTTTATACCATGCTAAAATGGCTATCAAAGATGTAACGAAAAGCGCAGCAAATCAGGTCGCTTCAATTGAAATGACTGTACCTGGAAGCTTAGTACTACCTCTCATGCAAGATTACGTTGAATACTCGATGGTATGTGTTGTTGAGGTTGATAATGTTACTGGAAGTAAAAGACTTCAACCTTTAGATATTAATGAAAACATTAATATTTCAATTGGTTATCTACAAGATAGCAACGGTGATATTTTATTTGATGATGATGGCTATATTATAACTTCTGATGGAGACAATGCCTACGGAGTTCCTTATAAAAAATACCAATTCACTGAAGCTGGAGGACAGTCAAGACTTGATACTTCAAAATTAAGTGAATACGGTGAATTTATCATTGATAAAAACAGAGGTAAAATTTTATTTAGTTCTGAATTATCGGATAAAGAAGTTGTCATTTTCTACGTTTCAGACGGTTTACAAGCAGGAATTACAGAAAGCCAAATAAAAGTTCACAAATATCTTGAACAAACGATTAAGGACTGGGTTTACTATGCTTGTGTCGCTCCAAGACGAAATGTTCCTGGAAACGAAAAGAAACGCGCATTAGATCGTCATAAAACAACATTACACCAAGCTAAGTTAGACTTATCTGACTTAAATATTTTACAAATAGCGAGAATGGTTCGCTCTAAATCAATGATACTGTAATGGGAGTAGTTAGAAATGATTTTTTAACAGGTAAAATGGATCGTGATACGGATGAACGTATCGTAAAAGGGTATCGTCATGCCGAAAATGTCTTGATTATAAATTCTGAAGGTTCCGATGTGGGTTCTGTACAAAATTCATATTCAAACAAAAAACTAACCAATTACGATTTTGGAGAAAATGCAAAGTGCGGATTAGGTTTTGCTGATGAAAAGAACGATAAAATTTATTGGTTCGTAATTTCCGACAACGGTTGTTATTTAGTAGAATGGGATCATATAAACGAGATTCTTTCAATTGTATTAGGAGATACCAGAGTTGGTTCCGCTAGAGTTCTTGATTTAAAAGAATCAAACCTAATTACTGGTATTGAAAAAATAATCAGTGAAGACGGTGAAAATGACATGCTGGGATGGTGTGATGACAATATAGAGCCATGCTGCATAAACATTGAACGCGCTAAAACATACGGTATTAATGGTTTCGAAAAAGAAGATATTTACCTTATTAAAAAACCGCCGGTTTATCCTCCTACTGTGGAGCCTGTTTTAAGTAATTCAGGTTCAAATAACATAGAAGAGAAGTTCCCATTATTCGCCTACAGATGGCGTTATTTAGATGGGGAGTATTCTGCGTTATCATCATTTAGTAATTACTTTTTTTATCCTAAAGAATTTAAAATGAATTATGCTGCTTCTGAAAACAGTGGCATGGTTAATATTTACAACTCAGCAAGAATTGGGTTCAACACTGGGGATAAAAGAGTTGTAGAGATTCAGGTTATAGTAAAGCAAAGTCTTTCTAATAATCTTTATGTAATTGAAACTTTCAATAAAGCCAATTTAGCTTACGGTGACAACCAAATGAAGTATGTGAATTTTTCAAACGATAAAATTCACAAAATACTTGCTGAGAAAGAATTATACAGGACTTTTGATAACGTGCCTAGATTAGCTAAAGCAATGTGCTTAATAGGTAATCGATTTGTGTTTGGAAATTATGTAGATGGGTACGATTTAATTGACAGAAACGGAACTCAAATCAATTTTGATTACAATGTGTATTTAAAATCAATACCATTTGATAATCCCCAAATATTTTTTGCTGAAATAAACGAAAATGAGGTTACTTTTTCTAATCCAGATAATATTCTGCTTAAAAAAGGAAATAAGCTTACGTTATTTATAAATATTTTACTTGAAAACAACACTTTAGTTTTCAACGACACGTTTTATTACATATTGCCGGATGATTACGCTACGTTAGACGATGCGTTTGCTACAGATGAATTTCAAAATTTCTTTGATATTATCAAATTAATATTTGCAAATAACTATACTTACGACTATGACCCAAACTGGGTTGTTGAAATTCCTCCAGTGTTATCACTTGATTTGTCTGGTCCTAATTTAAGATTTATTGTATCTCCAGTAACATACAAAGATACCACAGATGATTCACTTCATGTGGTTGATTTTGTGTTTGAAACTACTACATTAGGATTAACAGAAATAACCAATAACACCTCTTATAAATCAAATAGAGATTATACGGTAGGGTTTATTTACAAAGATCGTTTTGGAAGAGAAACTACGGTTTTAAATGCTATTGACAACACCATTTACATCCCACAAAAATATTCAACTTATCTGAATAAAATAGGGATTAAAATTAACCATTACCCTCCGGAGTGGGCTGAAACATATAAAATTTCCATAAAAAGCAAGCAACTGTCTTATCATGTGGTTTACATAAACAAATTCTACAATGAAGATGATTTTGTGTGGGCGAAACTTGAAGGAGATAATAAACAAAAAGTAAAAGAAGGCGATGTGTTGATTTTAAAGAAATCAGCCATAGGAACAGAACCTTTTATTAAAAAAGTAAAGGTTTTAGAAATAAAAGAAAAACTAAAAGACTTTTTAGAAGGCAATAACGATGCCAATGGTAATCCGCTTATAGAAGAGGCTGGATTGTATATGAAAATACGACCAGAAGGCTTCTCTATGGACTTAGATGATTACAGAGTCTATACAAGCGATGCTTATAAAGGCACTACATCTGGGACACCTACTGTTTACTTGGATTTGTTTTCAACTGAAAACGACACACCTCCTCCTGCTTTCTTGGACTTAGCAATTCCTTTAGGTAGCGAAATAGATTTATCTTTTTCGAATAGTAGAGAATACGATAGTGGATGGAAGCAAACAGGCGTTTCAAACAGATACTATGCACAGCGTAATTATAATAATCTTGAAGATTTTTTCAATGAAATAGTTTTAAATCGTCCTTTATTCAGTAATACTGGTAACGATTCTCAAAATTGGGAAGACAAGATTAGTATTGGAAGATATGTTATAACTGATTCCGGCGCTCCGTTTCATTTTAAAACATATACTGAAGATCCTAATGGCCAATATTTATTAAAAATTGATGGGTTTTATCAAGGTAGAGACGATAGTGGTTTCGGAAATGGCAAATCTTCCAGATTAAATGCTAAAATTACAATCAGAACTAATGCTGGATTTTTTGCTTTTGAAACTGAAGAGGTAGATTATGAAAATGAACTTTACTTTCAAACAGAGCAAACATTTGATATTGTTGACGGCTATCACCAAGGTAATATTACTAATCAAGATGCTGTAACAAACGGAGAAATATTATTAAACTCATTCAACTGTTTTTCTTTTGGAAACGGAGTGGAAAGCTACATCATAAAAGACGCTTTTAATAAAAATAAACTTCATATTGATTCAAGACCTTCATCTACATCTATTGAAAGATATAAGGAAATAAGAAGGTATGCCGATTTAACTTACGGAGAAGGTTTTATTGAAAGCACTAATGTTAATGGGTTAAATGAATTTAACCTATCAACGGCTAATTACAAAGAGCTTGATAAGCAATACGGAAGTATTCAAAAATTAGTAAGTAGAGACGGAGACATTGTTGTTTTTCAGGAAGAGAAAACATCTAAAGTAATGTTCGGTAAAGATGCTCTTTATAATGGAGACGGAACCGCAAATGTGACTTCTATACCAGAAGTATTGGGGCAGCAAGTTTTTTATTTAGGAGAAAATGGAATTGGGAAAAATCCTGAAAGCGTAGGTATAAATGATTACCAAATTTTCTATACAAACGCTTTGAGGGGAATAGTTCAAAGACTTTCTATTGATGGAGTTACTGATATTGTAAATGGACTTACTGATTATTTTAGAGACTTGTTTATTTTAAAACCAAGATCTAAAAAAATTGGAGCTTTCGACCCATACCACAAACAGTTCTTTATTTCAGTAGGAGAAGAGCCAGTGCGTCAATATTTATTGAAATGTGGCAACACTATTTCAAGAACAGACCAAACAACTTCTTTCTCGTATAACTTACAATTAAATGATTTAGAGGGAGACATTGTTCTTAACTATAATGCAACTTTAGGAAATATCACAATAACAGCCATACATGATGGCGATATTTCTGTTGCTTCAAATGTTACAGGAATTGGGAATATAACTATTCCTAGAACTAATTTAGCGGATAACAATGTAAATGTTACCATTACTCCGGTTTCTTCAATTGTTAGTTATGAAATTTCAAACGTTTGTCCTATTGGATTGCCGTTAGAAATAATAAGTATTGTTGTAAATGACGAAACGGATTTAGGGTTAACCATAAAAAATAGATATAAATGGGGTTCCAGTCCTTATTATTATACAGAAGATAGTGTTTTTGACGATGAAGAATTAAGTTTTTTTAGTTCTGAAATTGGGACAGAAGGTATTGGTAAGTTCCCTAGAAGCGGAAATATTGTAAACATACAATCTTACAAAGACAGTGAAAGCACTGCTAATTTTACACCTGCAGAGGAAAATAGACTAGGTTATTTAGTTACAGAAGATGTTTATACAGAATTGGATATAGAAACGATTTTAAGTTTAGCTACTTTTATTTCTACAACTGAAGAGATTGAAGGGTTGACAAATATTAAAAATCACGGAAATTTCCTTTTCACCAGAACATTACCTGGAGAGAAATTGTATTTAATTTGGGATTATACAAATAAAATACCTCCGGTAGCTGTTGACGACACTATGACACTTGCAAAAGGAGCAACTGCGATCAAGAATGTTTTATTAAATGATACTGTAAATAGCGACACGGCAATAATTACGATAACAACTCCTCCTGTAAATGGAACCGCTTCAGTTACTTTGTCAAACACTATTCAATACGAGCATGATGATTCAGCAACAACTACTGATTCATTAGTTTATGAATTAGATAATGGATATGGAACAGATACCGCAACACTAGATATTACAATATTGGAAGAGCCTATTGCCTCGTTTATTACTCAATTAGCGGAAGTTGTTGATGGGTGTAGTTCTGAATGGCAAATAGAAATTACTCCTGACCAAAATGTTACAGTTGATATTTACCAAACATTTGAATCAGTAGGAATGTGGAAAGATATAACCACTATTTACCCAAGTACTACAATCGTAGAAACGGTTATGTTATACGACCCAATATCTTCTGGTAATACTAAAAAATATGCTTTTGGAATTGACGCTGCCAGCTTTGGAATTGACCCATACACAAGTTATATTACAGTGGACATTAAAGATATTGATAATGAACTAATAGAAACTATGAATTTTTATAGAGTTCATAACAATGCTAATTGCTAATTAAAACAAAGCAAGACTAAAATGAGTGAGACAATATCATATAACGACAAAGTAAACGGATGGACTTCGTTCCATTCGTTTATTCCAGATTGGATGGTAAAACTTAACAACCGTTTTTTTTCAATAAAAGATGGTCAATTGTGGCTGCATAATGACGAGACAAATCCAATTCGAAATAATTTCTATGGGGTTCAATATAATTCAAAAATTACTCCAGTAATTAATGAAGCTAATTCCGAGGACAAAATTTTCAAAACATTAGCTTTAGAAAGCACTCACCCTTGGAAGGCTACAATAAAAACCAACTACACTGAAAGCACAATTGAGCCTGCTGAATTCAACAAGAGAGAAAGTCGATTTTTCTCCTATATAAGAAAGAATGAGGATCAAAATGACCTTCATGGTTCTACAGCGCAAGGAATAGGTGTGGTGTTATCGACTACTGGATTTACAATTACTTTCGCCATGCTTGACAACACTATTAGTATTGGTGATAAGTTGTTTCAGGTAAATGGTTTAGTTAATGAAGAAATTGGGGTCATTTCTTTGATTAATGACGGTGTTATTACAGTTACGACTGTAGTTACTACCCCAATAAACGGATTATTCTGCTACGCTACTAAAAACGCTAGAATTGAAGGGTCTGAAATACGTGGGTACTATGCAGAAATTGAATTAGAAAATGCCGATACGGAAGTGGTAGAACTATTTGCTATTGAAAGTAATATTGTGAAAAGTTATGTTTAACGTAAGAATACTTTACGATACTGATTATAACGCTTTAGTTGGGTGGTGGAAATTTTGGCGCTTCCCAGCTCCTCCAAAAGACTACCTTCCGGAAAACGGATGTGGTGGAATAATGGTTTCAAAAGACGGCATAAACATTTGTGCTGGATTCTTATTTTTAAACAATTCTAAAATTGCCTGGCTTGAATTCGTAATTTCCAATCCTGAGTATCGTGAAAACGATAGAAAAGAGGCTATTGAATATTTAATTACGGTATTGTGTGACTTAGCAAAAAACAAAGGATATAAAGCTGTTTTTACCTCATTAAAAAACGAGAATTTAATAAATAGATACGAAGCTGCAGGGTTTACAAAAAGCCCACACAAGACAACTGAAATGGTTATTTCATTATGATGTAATTAATTGATGTAAAAAGTATATCAGATTACAATTATTTATATCTTTGTCTAAATCAAGTATTAAAGATGTTTAACTTAAAAATTTAAGATTTTGGCTGCAGCTATCACGACGACCGCACTGGCAATTGGTGTTTCTGGTTTTCAGGCATACCAAGGTATGCAAGCAAAAAAAGACGCTCAAAACGCTTTGAATGATTATGAAAGACAATCATTAGAC